GCTAACCAGAGGCTCACCACCAGTAAGCTTAAGAATAGCGCCACTACGAAGATGCTCTATATAATTATTATCTTCATACAATTTGAAGATCTCTGTAAAAGACATTTTATTCTTAACAGACCATGAGATAAACGAATCACATCCATTAGGTGAGTCTTCTGAAGCAAATCCAATACAAGTAAGATTACACATTGAAAGTCTCATGAATACAGAAGGATAACCAACATACGCCCCTTCCCCTTCAATCGTGAAAAATACTAAGTCATCGCTTAGAAATAGCGTCTCCTTATCGCAATCAATCATACTCTTATAATAAGATCAATTGTTTAATTTTCAACTATATTATTTCTTCCACGCAACTCTTTTTGAGCTTTTTTTCTTGTACATCTTACCCTTTATTTTTTTACACTGAGCTTTCGTAGGTCTACAAGCAGGATACGAGCCTTTAGATGTATCCTCACGGCCACACGGACCTCCAGTTTTGCAGTTAACCCAGCCTTTAAACTTCTTTCCCTTCTTATCTACATGAGGCTTGAACCAATCTCTAAGGTTCTCAAGTAGTATCCTTTGCGACATTTGTTCCATTACCCTATCTTACCTCCTCTTCTTACGCAGCGTTGTACATATCCGGATGCATATGCACTAGGCCATACCTCGTATTTAGCCTTCGCTTTTGCCTGGCATTTTGACCTTAGCTTGCTCTTTTTCTTAGGTTTAGCTTTTTCGAGAATAATATTAACTAGTTCATCAAAGCTAAGTTCTTCATTAACAACATCTTTTACTGGCTGTATAAAAGTCTCTTCGTCATCAGCATTAGCATATAATGCTTTGATATATTTTTCAGCCTTGTCAACTGTATCAGAACACCCTACCTTCTTACCAGTATCCTTTCTATAAACACATTTACCTTTTCGTACGTATGGCACAGTATTATTTATGTTTTTGACTAAATAATAATACAACAATATGGCTACTAAAACAGCGCGTAAGCGCAAGTCGTCGGTGGTAGATACAGAGATTGAAGAATCTCTACAGGTAAACTGGTCTCTATCAAGCTTCAAGGTAAAAAAGCCGTTTCATTTTAATGAAAAGCATAAGGCAGTCTATGACTGCATTAAGCGAGACGACACAAATATGGTGCTTGTCGACGGGCCTGCCGGTAGTGCTAAAAGTTACTTAGGAGTACTTGGTGCTCTTGAATTACTTCAAGAACGTAAGATAAAAAATATTATCTACATTAGATCAGTTGTTGAATCTGCTTCGAGATCTATCGGCGCTCTTCCTGGTGAAGTAGATGATAAATTTATGCCGTATGCAATGCCGCTCATCGAGAAGGTACAAGAAATTACAGATACTACCACCTGTTCATACCTACACTCTCTCGGTGTACTTAAGGCTATACCAGTTAACTTTGTCAGAGGTTTAACATTTAACGATGCTATTGTAATAGTTGATGAGATACAAAATTTGACGATGAGCGAAATTACAACCATTCTTACCCGTTTCGGTAAGAATACAAAATACGTCTTGTGCGGTGACTCGTTCCAGGCAGATATCGGAAAAGTAACATGTATCTCACGTATTATCGATGCATTTGATACGCAGCAATCTGCTGATATGAATATTCATTGCTTTAGATTCGGTGAGTCTGAAATTGTACGTAGCAAGATCTTGAAATATATTGTTAAAGTACTTCAGAAGGTTAATCCTCATTAAACAAAAAAAAAAAAACGCGCATAACTTAAGTTATGCGCGTTTTTTATATTATACTTTATATTATCCCCAAGTAGTACCTGCAAACCAGTTTCCTTTACCAGGTGTTACATTAGACCCTACATTTGCACCGACCTTAACTTGTGCTTGTGGTTGAGAGTAGTTAACTGAGATTGCCTGAGCAGGCATTACAGCCGCTTCGCTAGAATCTGCGGGCGTATAAAGAGCAGAATTATCTGCGTGTTCGAAGGCTTCAACCTTCTCGACCCAGCATCTACCACCAGTTAGAGTTGTGATATGCTCACTAGCAACACGATAAACTTCTTCAGCAACTCTTTCGATACCTACACCCTTCTCGAGAATACGAAGCTGAATAATACCACGACTATCAAGCTCTTTAAACATCTCAAGTTCAGGATCATCAGCAGCTACGCATGTAGTATGGTCAAAGATATGCTGTAGTTTACCCTTAAGCTCTTTCAAGCCGCCAAAATCAACAACCCAGTTTTTCTCGTCTAGCTCAGCTCCACCGAACCATAACTTTGCGATAAGCTGATAGCCATGAAGAAACTGACAGTGACTATGAGTTGCATGCCATTGTCTAAATGCACAAGACCCGAGTTCAATTACCTTTGTTGATTGATAGTTCATATAGAAGATTATAACTACTTTCTATCAATTGCAACTGAGTTTGTTTATTCTTTTCTAGTAGGACTTTAGAACGCATGTATTGCGCTGTTTTAGTTAGATTTTTATCACCTGCAGATATGTCGCTCGCAATATTATTTTTTAAGTTGCCACCATCATAACTTTTTATATTTTTTGCATTATAGTCTGTATTGCTTGTCAAAACAGTAATAACATCGTCTAGTTTAAATGATTTTAAAGCGTTGACATCAGTAATAATATCATTCCATGTTTTTGCGTCTATTTTATTAGGCGCTTGTCTCTTACCAGTCTCAACTACATTACCTGAACTATCCTGTATAACCTCAACACCATAGTTACCACTTAAGCCCTTTTTATCTCTCGATAATATAGCAGTAAAATCCTCCAACGCTTCTTTACCACCGACTAGTTTACCCGTCGTAGGGTCCTTACTAACGCTTTTAATTAATCTTGCCTTAAATGGTATGGACACCCGATTGTCGTGCTTATCGTCGTTTGGAAGTTTTACCTCTTTACCTATTTGAACCGTTTTGTAGTCGAACGTCCTGAAGTAATCTGTTTTAAGCTTTTCTTTTAAAATTGCGGCAGGTTGCTGACTTGAAAATGCGTTTTTGAGGTTAGTTATAGGTGCGAGGTCTGCTGCAACCGCTTGACCTATTTTTGTCTGCTTTAGTGCTGCACCTATACCACGCATTACATCACCAAATGCTTCGTTAGCTAATTGTCTTTGAGACGCTTTTATCATAACTATATTTATGCCCGTTGATTTTTTTAATCATTAACATATAATCATTATATGGATGAATTTGACGATACCTCTGATATTGGTGAACCAGTAAAGCTTCCGCAGGCTAATGATAACAAGCCTCGTACAGAAGAAGAGAAACAGTATATTATTAAACGTGCAGCGAAGGCTTATGAAAATTATCTAGATGCTCTTGGATTTGATTGGAGACAGGATCCTAACTCTGCTAATACACCAATGCGTGTAGCAAAAGCATTCGTCAACGATATTGCATCAGGATGCTATAACTCACCTCCATCTATCACAGCTTTTCCATCTGATGGATACGACGGTATTATTGCTCAGTGTAATATTCCTGTTAAATCTCTCTGCAGTCATCACCATCTTGCATTTACTGGTGTTGCTCATGTTGCGTATATTCCTTCAAAAGACGGTAAAGTTATCGGTCTTAGTAAGTTGAATCGTATCGTAGAGTTCTACGCAAGACGTCCGCAAATCCAAGAGTCAATGACTTTACAAATCCATTCCGCAATTAACCAAGTTTGCGAAGGTAATCAAGGTGTTGCTGTTGTTGTAAAGGCTCAACATACATGTGCTTGTCATAGAGGTGTCAGGCACGAAGGTTGTTATATGGTTACTAGTAAGCTATCCGGCGACTTTATGGACGATGAGAAAACTCGTAGCGAATTCTACAAGTTTATCGATATGGCTAGTTAATATTCTACTTCGATGTTATCAGTGCTAATATTCTTAGCATTAACATCAATAAGAGCATCTAACCGCTTAATAAAATCACGACCAATGAGTACTTTGTATTCATTGGTCTCTCTATTTCCAACGCTAAAAGCTACATTATCAAAAGTCTGACCTGCAAACTTTACTCTAAATGTAACTACAGGTCGTTGCTCAATATTACCACTACCAATATTAATATTGATCATATCTACAACGTCTTTAATAATCCTCTTACCGCCAACTGTGGTGAAGAGCACCTTATCACCTTGTCTAGTAATGTCGGTGCCGTGTATAACAGGATGTGCTGAATTACCACTATCCACCTTCGCAGGTATTTTACCGATGCCGTATATATCAATCACTTCAATGAGACCGATTACAGTTGCTTCGTAAAACTTTTTAAATGTATTCTTAGGTATCTTCATAACCAGTACTAAACATCATTGTGTGTTCGTCATCATGTGTTGCGTCTCCATGATCGCACTTATACTTATAGTAATCAAGCACACCACTTACATAATCCGCTGCTTTTGCTAGCTTAATAAGGGCCCATCCATCAAGATCTTGATACATATCTAAAATCTCTAGCAGCTCTGGTGTTACCTCTTGAATTTTACGAAGTTGATTCAAAGCCATTTCTATATCTGAAGCTTCACACTCACTATTATGCTCTACTTCATTATCACTAGTAAATTCTAGAGCATCTGCAGGTACATTTGTTGTAACTATAACAGGTGTAGTCGATTCATAAACTGTACTATAGGCCTTGGCTATTTCGTTAAGGGTATATCGCATACTACTATTTATGCTATACCTAGTATACTCTTAATCAGATCTCGATCTGTTTCTTTAAGCTGATCCGGTACAAAGTAGTTGACAGCGTTAGGATCACCAGCCATAATTAATTCACGAGTTTTTGTACCGCTGATGCCGTCACCTTGAATCTCTATCTCTTTTATTACTACATGAGGATATTTTTCCTTATTCTTAATAAAAGAGTTATACCTTGATTTATCGTCATCTTTACTCCCGACACCTACAAGAATATTAGAATTGGGGGTTTCAATAGCGAAATCGTATGTTGACTTAACAGGTGTAATAGGGCTACTCACGATATCAACAGGCTTGTTGATATACGATTTATATATATTCCATATTTGGTTTGACATCTCTTGTGATATATTATCACGTGGCGATTTACCTATAAATACCACAGCCCTATCAGCATTTTCTAGCATTCTAAGTAATACTTGAAAATGTCCTTTTGTTGGAGGCTTAAATCCTCCAGGCAAGACAGCTACAGTCTCGGCATTAGAGTTTACTTGTTCATAGTATAGTTTAAAATTTATCATATTCTTCCTTTATTTTTATGAAAAGCGGGGTTAATGACTTTAAAGAGTATAGAGTTGTTACCACTCTTAATCTTAAATACAAGTCCCTCATAATCACCTAGCTTGCCTCTAAGCCTGTTCAGTACTTGAAATATTTTATCTTGCATACGCTTTTGATACGGTAACAATACACGAGTAAGGTATGTACGCATTTCTTTCTTAGCAGTCGTATCTTCTCTTTTACGTGAAGGGTTATTAAGTATCTCGACTAGATTTGGATATCTAGTTTCAATAGTATTGATCTCTTGCTGTACCGCGTGAAGTTCTGGAGATAAATCTATAGGTGCAAAGGCATCGTAGTCTAGTGATAAAAACTTAACATCTTGATTAGACAAATTTATCAAACTTTGTCTAATATCAACATCTATACCACCTTCAAGCGGATTGCCGTTAATGTCTGTAATAGAAATTATAGGAAATGTTGACCATACTCCTAATTTATCCTTTTCATAATTTGTAGCAACAAAATATACTAGATTAGACTCATTGTCTCTAGGTAAAGCAAATGGCGAGTAGAGCCACTCTGCCTGTACCCTAATACCATCTAAGTTGTTATCTTTTTTATACCTTAAAAGTGTTTGATACACTAACTTTTTTATAGTGTTAAACGAACTTTCAAATGCATTTTTTGTCGGTTCATGCTTAATTTTACCTTCAAAGTTACCATCATATACAGGACCTGAGTAACTACCTTGTAAGAAAAACTTATTATCTGGTGTTACTCCGAAACGTACAGCCATACCATCTGCCTTTTCTGACAAGGTCGTATTGCCTGCCTCGATAACACCGCCATTCCCTTCTAGAACATCTATAAATGTCTTAAAATTTTCGTAGCTCATTGAATACATATCAGGCTTGTATTCTGAATATAAGTGTTGTACTCCTACTCTATTACCTTCACCTGTCGTGCTCTCTGATATTGTCCCTAGAGTTGCAATATCACGACCATTCCTCAAGATTGTCTGTCTTGCACTATCTAGTATATTGAGAGTTATGTTCGAGTCGCCATATTTTTTCGTAAGGAAAGACATTATAGATTTAATATCACGTAGATCCTTCTCTCTGGCCTTGTCGCTACCTAGTAATATGCGTGCAATTCTATCTGGGTCTCTATCTTCGACAATTGTGCCAGTTGACCTATCTTTTAGTCCTTGTGAACTAATTGACATGTTTACACTTTTTGCGAGATTAGATAGAACTACAGCTCTATCTGCGCCATTAAATGGTGCTTGTTCATCGTTTGCTAGAATAAATTTAGCATAACGTAAATCATCAATAAGCATAAAGTCAGTTTGAACATACTCACCATCTCTTCCTATAATAGGAGCTCTAAAGTGTACACTAATACCTGTTTTTGATACATAATCTTTAGGATTAAGATTTCTCTCCTCACACCACTTAACTAGCTTTGATTCAATTTGCTCTTTTGACATCTTTGTCACAGGTATAGCAATATCAAGATCACCTGAAGATTCTCTTTTGCCGGTACTACCGAGTAGATTATTACTTAAATTCATTCCGATAATATCAGAAAGAAAAGTAACTGTAGGTGCAATATTTGCGAGAGGTATGCGCTGTGTTGGTGTGTTCTTAAACACATTACCGCCCTCTGTAGCTAGTACATAATAATTTTTAAATGTTAGCATTTTATCTATTTAGTTTAAATCTCCAAGAATATTTTTAAGCAAGTTATCCTCACTATCCGTCTTTACAACACTTGCTTTTGCAGCTTTCATTTCACCTTTACTTCCCTGTCTGACAAGATTAATTTGGTTAGGTATAATTTGGCCGGAAGCATTTCGAATATCAAAACTATAAACACCGCTACTTGTTTCTATTACTACAGAAACATGTTTTCTTGACTTAGCATCGTTTTCATAGTATGGGTATTTAACCTTTACAGCTTCAATATCTCCAATAAATTTCCTTAGTTGATCAGGCGTCTTTAAGTCTGCAACCTCAAAATTTTTAGCGTTCTTCTGTTTGACGTAAATATATCCATAGTCAAACGCTGACATTAAGAATTTTTCCAAGAGGTTAATATCCGCACGATCTGTCGTATCTACTGCCTCTTGTAATCTATCAGGCGACTTCACCTTATTAAAGTAATCAGTCAGACCCCTCTCAATAAGAGATATATTAGCACCTGCAGCTTTAAAGAGCTTTTTACCTATACTATCTCTTTCTTTATTAACAAATTCTACTTTACCGTCTTCAACTTCAAACATGCCTGTAGCACCACCATTTGATACTGTTTTACCATTTTTATCTTTAAGAGAAATATAATACGGTACACCATCAGAGTCAATCAAGGTAACATCAGCGATTTCATTTCCTCTATCATTAGCGCCTTGGTCTGTCAACGGGCGCTTGACAGCTCTATTAAAAGATGTTCCCTTATCCACATCGATAAATTCTACGCCGAGTGCTTCCTCTATCTCTTCAAGAATAGAGGGCTTTTCAATCTCTTCTTCAGTCTCCAACTTTTCGAAATACTCAATAAGGGATTTCATTACATCCTGTTCAAATGATTGCCCTTTGTTAGCTCCGCCTCCTAAAGTGATTATAAACTCTTTTTCTTTATTTGTCTTACTAGCTACAACATACGAATCAAACTTACTCGATGGCGAGTCAGGACCAGGTCCAATCTTATCAACAACGACAAGATTAATATCGTTTAAAGTATCAAGAAACCGTTTTGTAAATTCTTCTTTATCCTGTACCTTTGATACTGGTTGTAGTCTAATAGCTCCGCGCTTGTCTGCGCCTGCCTTTAACTCAGGGTTACTATCAATAATTGCCTGCTTAACATCTGTTTTTGAATTATACTCACGGATAGTATGCAGACGTAACGAAACTTTTTGTTTATCAACTTGCTCGGAATAAATTTGCTGTAATTTTCTATTCATATATTAATCTACTTCACTAAGTGGTGTATCTAAATCAACTAAATCATCCTCAACTTCTGTATCTTTAAGCGATTGATTAAGTGTTTTAGCTATAAAGGTTTCAATCTTTGTAGGATCTACATCGGCAAACTCATCCACCACAGGCTTGAGCATCATTAACTCTTCATCTGTAGGGGTGTGAGCCAGCGCTTTAAGAATCAACTCCTTATATAGAGGGAAAATCTCCTCGAGAGAGAGGGCTGATTCAGCCTCAGGTTGCTGCACAGGTTGTGGAGCTGCTCCTTGATCTGCTTGAGCAGCATCTTCAGCTTGAGGCTCTGTAGCATCAGCTGATTGTTCTATTAAAACCAATAGTTTATTAATAAGATTAAGAGTCTTCGATTCCGTTTTTAATCCTTGTCCTCCACTCTTTAGATCTCTGCAAAGACTATTATCCATACAAATAATATTTGTAATTTCCTCTACAATTTTAGCAATAGGAACATTTACAGATTTTGCAATTCTTGTAATATCATTAGATACTCTTGCTTGAACATCCTTTCCAAAAAGTGCTGGATTAAAAATAAACGCATGAGTTAGTACTTTAATCATATACTTTTGATTTTCATCAAGCGTGTTATCATCAAAGGGCGGCGCTGGCTGCTCCGTTGCAGCTGGATCCATACCAGCTGTAGGTTCTTGCTCGTTTAATACCTGAAAATATCTCTCAAAGAGTCTGTCCGTCTTCTTCATTATATATTAATAACTTTTTTGTTTTGACTTAAATGATGTTATAGCATTTTTAAGTCTATTTGTTACTGCTGTAAACTCATTTACAGCCTGTCTATCAACAACGTCCTTTTGTTTAACCACACGTTGAGCGTCTCTGTTGATAGGAGCAAATTTACCATTAACAGGTGGTTCTGTTGCTAGATCTTTAACATTACGATTAATAATTGATGATGGGTCCTCACTATCTTCCTCTCCTTCAACTACCGATAGTTTTAGAGTTTTGCCTCCTACATCCACCATAATATGTTCACCATTTGACGATACCTCAACACTATCAATTAAGTTAAATAGCTCAGCTAATTGCTGTATCATCTCCTGCTTACTACCACTATCAACTGGCACTGCTTGCTCTAATAATTTGAGAAATTTACTCATAAAGGTATTTATTTCAACAGCGCGAGTTTATTAGTACTATCTGCAAGTAAAGATTGCTCGACATACTTAAGGTTATGCGTCTTTGCAAAATCCTTTAATTTTTTTATAAAATTTTTAGGCTTATTAACACTGTTTATTTTTAATATTTTAAAAACCTTACTAACATACTGTAAATGTACTGTATCTACATTTCTTTTTTTAAAAAAGAAAGTAATCTGATCGTTAATAGTAGTCTTTTTTGCATCAACATAACACACAATGAAATTGTGGTAAAACAAGCTCTCTACATCCTTTAATGAAAGATCGTAACGTAAGCCTAGTATGTCACACTGATAGTATGTTTGAGCTAATGACTCTTCGATAATTTTATGAAGATCAATAACTTTACATTGTTGTGGGTCTGTGTTTTGGTCTAGATACACGTATGTTTATAATACCATTATAATACAGTTCGTTAAAAAGCACTTCTTTTTCTATCTGCATTTTTATTTCACTGTATGCTAGATCAAATTTTGACTCGCACCACTTTAATATTTCAAATGTAAAACTATCTTTACCGTGTAACTTAATATCTTCATTAAGCTCTCTACATGAAGACGTATATTCCTTCCAATCAGTCTCCTTTTCCTCGTGCCGCTTGTTCTTTTTACCCTTAAGAGGCTTTCTCTTTAACGTTGTTAAGCATTGCTTTTTACCAATATACTTTTTACCGTTAGCATTATTTGTTATCAAGTATATAAACCCATATGGCTTAACAATTTCTTGATTGTTTTCTAAGGAAAGTATCCAGTGTCCAAAATTTTCTTGCATTGACAGTTGATTTTATTTTTTTAAGTGTAAATAAATCTGAGGATTAAATGATAAAGATATAATCATTAAATTATTTTCTTTTAACTCTTTTACGTTTTTTGTTGTTAACTTTACCTTTTCTAGAGTATACACCTAATAACTTTGGTATTCTCGCATCACCTCGAGCATAAAAATCTGATCCAGATATACTATCATTTGAACCAGGAGATCCACCTAAAGCGTCAGATACTGTTATATCTTCATAAAACTGTTTAAATGTTTTTCGATCTTCCATTATAACTTTATTTATGCAGTGAAATTAACAATACCACATTATAGTTGATTTATTAGCAAACATGTTTATAATAATTATGTGGATTTAATAAAAAGATATAAGGATGAAATAGGTCAAGACCTTATTATTAATGATTTTAACATTAAAGAGGTACAACTACGATTACCGTCACGTAAGCATTTCTGGGCAGCTCGACTAATTGATGCTAAAATTGAATTATATTCACTGCAAAAAGCTAAGAAAAACCTAAAGAAACAGTTAGTTAAGCGTATTCAAGAAACGTCTCCTGTTAAATTAACACCTCAGTCTGCAGAATTTGCTGTAGAATCTTCAAATGAAATTAGTTCAATGAACGATCAAATTAAGGAGTATGAGTTCGTTATTGAGTATCTTGATAAAGCTACATCAGTACTGAACCAGGTTGGGTGGGATATCAAAAACATTATTGAAATTCAAAAACTTGAACAATTGTGATTGAATTAGACTATAATATCAGTACTCAAAAGCTCTTGATACGTGGAGATGACGAAATTTTCTCACAGATTCGTGAGCATTTTTCGGTACCAAACGACGTTCCATCGTTTATTCGTAAGAGATACAGGCATATTGCCACTAGAAAGTACCTAATTACACCTACTGGACAGTGTGAATTAGGGTTATATTGGCAAATAAGACAGTTTTTAATATCAAAATCCATCAATACACCCGTAGATTTAAGTAAAACATTGCAGAAAGCACTGGAAGCCCCTGTGTTTGATGGTGTTTTTACGGGTATGACGTATGATTTACGTGATTATCAGTGCGAAACTATTAAAAATGGGCTTAAAATGGGTAGAGGCCTGTGTATTCTTGGTACTGGCGCTGGAAAAACACTAACAACAGCGACTTTAATAGAAAATTACTACAGAAACTGTAATAATAAGGTGACTTTTAAGTGTTTACTCATTGTACCCGACTTAGGACTTGTAAAACAGACATATGATGAGCTAAAACTGTATGGTATCACCTATAAAACTACAAAATGGACGGGTAATGATGTGCCTGACATGGATGCTAATGTAATTATATGTAATACTGGGGTGCTTTGTAGTCGATTTGCTGATGAAGACTGGGTAAAGTATGTAGATTTGCTTGTAGTTGATGAGGTCCACCGTGCAAAACACGGTAATGAGTTAGCTAAAATTGTATCAAAGATAAAAACACATAGAAAGTATGGGTTTACAGGTACTCTTCCACAGGATGAACTTGAATTGTGGTCATTATACGGTAAATTCGGTCCTGTTTTGTATGAAAAACCTAGTGTTGAGCTAAGAGACGAAAAATTTTTAACGAATGTTGAAGTAACTATACTAGGAGTTACATATAATACACGTGTAGAACAAAAAACAGATAGCAAATACAGAGATGAATTGGAGTTTATTTTTACAAATCCGCAGAGAAATGACTTACTATATAAGTTATGTAGTAAGATTAGTACTAACACTCTTATACTTGTTAATCAAATCGCACACGGTGAGGCGTTATATGAGGCTCTGAATAAAAATACTGATAAAGCTGTGTTCTTTATATCAGGTTCAATGGATGTTGATGAGAGAGATAAGATAAAAGCTATAATGGAGAGTACAAATAATGTTGTGTGTATAGCAATAAGTGCTATCTTCTCAACAGGGGTGAATATAAAAAATATTCATAATATTATTTTTGCTAGCGGTGGTAAATCATTTATTAGAACGGTTCAATCTATTGGTCGAGGTCTAAGACTTCATGAAAATAAAACCCTACTCAATATTTTCGATATCAGAGACGAGTTAGAATATGGTAGACAGCATAGCGATAAAAGAAAAGAGATATATAATAAAGAGTTTATTAAATATTCTCAAAAAAATATTAAACTAGCTTGATTTATATCAACGGTGTGATATAATACAGGTATGGCTAAAAACAAAGATAAGGAGAGATACTATGTCGAACCAAAAGAGTTTAGCAGATCACTTAGAACGTTTTACGAGACAGATGTTTTAACAGATGACCTCGCAGAGAATGTTAATAAGATTGCATACGGGTTGAGCTATAGCAGCTCATTTATCAATTATACCTATAAAGAGGAGATGATTGGTGATGCTCTCATTAAAATGTACTCTGCTCTTAAGCGAAAGAAATATAGCTTTGATAAAAGAACTGATAGAGGTGGTCCAGATGAGTGTAATCCCTTCTCATACTTTACAACTATTGCTTATAATGCTTTTGTTAACAGGATTAAAAAAGAAAAACGGCATCACGAAGCAGAAAAAAATTATCGCGAAAGAGTCTATGCTGATATAATGAGTGATCCAAAAACATGTAATAGTTATGTGTATGTATCACCAACAAAGAGTGATGATGACTACTACAATGAAGATTAATCAGAAAAAGGTAGCAGTAATCTCAGACCTCCACCTAGGCGTTCACTCCAATAGCTCGAGATGGCATGAAATTGCGAGAGAATGGGCTGAGTGGTTTGCTGCTGATATTAGAAGTAAGGGTATAACGGATATTATCTTTTGCGGAGACTGGCATCATAACAGAAGTGAAATTTCTGTTAATACCTTGCAGGTATCTGCTGATATATTAAACGCTTTAGCAGAGTTTAATCTCATTATCTTAATTGGTAACCACGATATCTACTATAAGCATAGAGTTGATGTTCATTCGATGTCTGTGTTTAAGGGTCGAAGCAACGTAACCATTGTTGATGACGTTCAAACAATTAAAGTGTTTGATAGGGTTCTTACATTTTGCCCGTGGAATACATCTATCGACAAAATTCCGAGTAGTGATATTATCTTTGGTCACTTTGAAATTGAAAGCTTTAACATGAACGGAATGAAAGTTTGTGAAGATGGTTTT